GTGGAAAATGGTTTGGCCGTTTGAATGTGACGCACTTGCGATCAAGGCATGATGTTGATTCTTTCGAAACGTATCAAGAAATTTTGCGGATTGCACAGACGCAAACGCCGGTTTCGTCAGCGATTCCTTACAGCGTTCTAAATAACATTACCGAAGAAATGACGGTGTATTCACCGGAAACCCCAGACAATGAATTAATTCTCTCAGAATACCAAAGTAAGATTAATTCAGTTCGTGATCGAATTGTTGGATACGCCAAATTTAGAAAATCTCGCCGACTGGAAGCGTTGTTAAACGCTGTTGACAGATTTGAACAGTCTATTACATCGCTTGATCTAGGTGAGTTAACTATCGGTCAGCGACTCACGTTACTTGATTACTTCAATACGCAAGTCAACGATATTTCAAAATCGCTTGGCGATACAGCGGGTGAAACTCCGGCATCAGGCGGGTTCAATGTTCATCAAACATTGACGTTCAATGGCGTATCAATTTCAGCGGATCAAATACCGTCTGATTCGAGAGAGAGGGAATCGCTTGTTAAGGATGCTTACCGGATTTTGCAAAACAATGAGTTGATGAATGGAAACACTAACGGCGACGGAATTAGCGACGATCATACAGAGAGAGACGATTGAACAAGGTGAGTCTCCAACTCTTCGCGCAATTCGCAGGCTTGACTACAAGTATGAACCTGTTGATCCGCACACGTTTCTTTTCGATCCGTATTTTATGGGAACGTTCTGTAAAGGTGAAACAGAGGATGGAATCAAACAGGGCGGTCTTTATGACCAATGGGCGAATGACTTAAAAGACGTTCTTGATCCGCTTTCGAATTATATGGAGTGGATTTTAACCGGGGCTATTGGAACCGGAAAATCATTCTCGTCATCGCTTGCGTTAGCTTACAAAATTTACTGCATCTCTTGTTTGAAAGATCCCGCAGGGTATTACAATCTTGTTAGAGATTCAAAGATTGTTTTCGGTGTGTATTCGCTCTTTCGTTATAAAGCGAAAGACGATAACTATGCGCACTTAAAATTACTCATAGAAAATTGTCCGTATTTTCGCGAATGTTTTCCAACCAAGAAAATGCGCAACCGCCGTGAAGCGGATAACCTTGAATTCGATCACAATATTTCGGTGATTGCCGGTTCCGATGAATTTCACGCATTGGGGAATAATCTCTTTGCGCTGCTCATTGACGAAATGAATTTCATGAAAGGTGATGGTCAAGATAAAGAGAAAAAGGAAAAACGATCACAGGCAAGAGAACTTTATACAGCGTCGCGTAGACGTTTAACGTCGCGTTTTAGTTATCGCGGCATTGTTCCCGGTTTGTTAATTTTGATTTCGTCAAGGCGTGTTGATACGTCATGGCTTGACGGTCATATTGAAGAATCGAAAATTCATTACCCTGATGTAACGTACATCTCCGATCATTCGATTTGGAAAGTCAAACGTGATGTGATGGGTTATAGCGGTGAAACATTTTCCATTGAAGTTGGGGATGCGTTTCATTCATCGAGAATTTTAGAATCTGAAGACAAAGTTCGGGACGGCGCTAGGGTCATTTCTGATGTTCCAGTTGAACATCGGAAAGAATTTCAAACAGATATTGACGGCGCGCTGAGAGATTTAGCCGGTGTCGCTTCACTCGCATCATCTCCGCTTATTCGTCATCGTGATACACTCAGACGTTGCATTCATGGAAATTACTCTCATCCATTCAAGAAACAATCTGTCACAATATCAACGCGAACAAGCGCTACGATTCAAGAGTATTTGAATTTATCCAAGTGTGTTCGCATTGTGAAATCCATTGCGCAACCAAGAATTAATCCGGGTGCGACACGCGCGATTCACATTGACTTGTCTCGCGTTGGCGATGCAGCGGGTTTTTGTATGGGGCATGTTTCAGCGTTTGACGGCGCATCGCCAATTGTTCAAATCGATATGATGTTGCAAATTCTTCCGCCAATCGCGGGGGAAATTGACTTTTCGAAGATCAGAGAGTTCGTTGTTTACCTACGGGATCAATTAAATTACCCTATCAAGGTTGTTAATTACGATGGGTTTCAATCGGCTGATTCGATTCAAACGATGAAAAAACTTGGATTTCATTCGAAAGTCGTTTCGATTGACCGTGATGATAAGCCGTACCTTGTCGCGAGATCGATGCTTTCTGAAACCCGTCTTGTGATGTACTCATATCCGCCATTTATCAGCGAAGTCGTGAATTTAATGCACGACGAATACAAGCGGAAAGTGGATCATAAGGAAACATCGACAAAAGACGTTGCAGATGCGTGGGCGGGTGTTTGTTTTACGCTTTCAACAATGCTTGGCGAAGATAAACAATTTCGTTCGAATGGTGAAATACTGCAACCATCACATATTGCAAATGCGAATATTGTTTCAGATGGCAGTGAGGAAGATGATGGAACGCCGATGCGAGAGGCGTTCTATCCTTCAGAATATTAGTAGGTGTCGCTATGGCTTTTGGTCTTAATCCAACGGGTTTGTTAACGAAACTTTTCGCTCCGAAGGCGAGAAGAACGCCGCCGCCAACCGATAGGCCGGATGATCGTACAAATTACGATACGGGAACAAACGCAACAGGTCTCTACGGCGCTTATAAAAATCATCTTCAAGTTACTGAAGATCGTCATGCGGTGCTGCAAGACTATGAAGACATGGATTTTGACGATATTCCGGCAGCGGTTTTAGATGCAGTCGCCGAAGAATGTACGCAACCTGATTTTATCCGTGATCGTCCTTTGTGGGTTAAATCAGAAAACAAAGATTTGGAAAAGATGTTAGAGGGGCTGATTGCTCATTTAGAGATTGAAGATCGATTTCCTTCGCATACGCGGGAAGTCTCTAAATTTGGCGAGATGTTCAAGTTCATTCATACACACCCACAAGAGGGGATTGTCGGTTGGGAATATTTTCAACCTATTCGCGTTAACCGGATTGAAGAACACGGAAATTTACGCGGGTTTGTTCTCGATGGTGAACAACGTCAACAGTATTCGCAAAGCGATACAATGACTCTTCCGTGGCAGTTCACACATTTTATGAGACCATCGAATGTTATGCGTGAAGGTGCGAGGCGGGGTGAATCGTGGTTACGTCCTGCAAGACGAATCTTTCGAAAATTTCAAATGACTGAAGATTCTGTTATTATGTATCGCCTTCGAAAAGCTCCAGATCGTGACGTTATGTACGTTGACGTTGGAACAGCGCCATTCGATCAAGCGGTTAATATTATTCGTCGTTGGCGGCGGACGTTCAAGAAAGATACGCTCTACAATCCGATGGATGGATCATTGCGAAGTGATCTCCACGTTATCGGTCCATCAGATGATTATTTCGTCCCAAGAAAAGAGGGTTCGACAACACAAATCGAGAGGTTACAGGGTTCGTCGAATCATGACCAATTAAACGATTACCGTACAATGCTCCATCGGTTGTACTCGGCGTTACGCGCATCGCCGGATCATTTCGGGTTTACGGAAAACGGCGTAGAACGATTGAAACCTATCTCCAATCTTTCGGTGAGTTGGTCGCGGGGTTGCCGGTTAAGTCAAAAAGGCGTAATTCAAGGTTACGTTAAAACGATTCTTGTTCATATGGCGCTTAAAGGAATTGATTGGCAATTGCCGAGTAATCATTTTGAAATTCACACAGCGCCAATTTCATATTTGGATGAACAACAACGATTGGAAATCTACGATATTCGGACGCGACTTATTGAGGTTATGACGCGGCTAACATCGGAATTTCAAGAAATCAATCAATCGAAATGGTTCCTTTGGTTGCTCTATAAATTCGGTGGTTTGTCGCCGGAAGTTCTGGATCAATTCATCCAAAATTCCGAAGCAGACGGCGCAGAGGCGGAAGGGCTTAAAGGCGTTGATTTAACGGAAAGTCAAAAACGAAGTCTTGAAGAGTTGGCAATGCCGTACATCGGTCAAATTCGTGATGGTCTGTCTCATGTTTATTCGCCGTATGATAACTACAAACATTATTTGATCCGTGGTTGATGGACGAATTCATTCAAGAAATGAGTGTATCGCTGAAAATTTCGGTGACAGATGCAAAAAAACTGTTTCGAAATTTTCAGGGATTTGTCAAGAAATCGATGTCGGAAGGGAATATAATTAATTTTCCGGGCGTTGGTCGATTGGTTCCGATGTTTAAGATTGGTCGTCGTGGTCCTCATATCGCTGTTCATTTTGAACAATCAGAGCAATCAAAACAAAAATTGTTTAACCAAACGCCATGTTCAAAATCTATTCGTATGGCGTATGTCATGGGAGAACTAAAAGTGGGAAACGATTATCTAAGAGAAGACTTACCATCATCGGGAAAAAAGGAATCCCAACAACCGCCGCAAAGTACAAAAGTCGTTGTTGTTACATCGCCGGAAGATGCGAAGAAAATTCTTGATTCGGAGACTGGCGAATCGAACGACGGTAAAGGGCAGTTGCTCACGGAAGGCTAATTTTGGAACATCCTAAATTTGAATCTGATAAGCGACTACTTGATTTTATTCAATGTATGCCGATTATTCGTGAACTTGCAAGCGTTGTTGATTGTAAAAGCGAAACGCTTGGCGAGTTTCAGCAACTCTCGGCGGATCAACGGGATCAGCGTATGCGCGACCGTGCGGACGTTCTGATTCGCGCGTACAAACAAGTGCAATATATAAGGAAGCAACTTTGAACCAGATTGATTCAACGTTTTCTCACATTGTCGATCACGATTCGGGAACATTCATTCTTAAAATCGACGGGAACAAAGAATTAGGTCAACCGTGGACAGTGACAATCCCTATTGCCAACGCTAAACAGTATTTTCAAATGGTTTTGAGTGATTTGAACGGAATTCCCGTTAAGACAACCGCAGCGAATCCGCAAGCGGCAAGACAAAATCAACCACAACAACAGCCAAGTCAACCTTCGCCAATGATGGGCGATCAATTCGAATGAGATTTCTTACCGCAATCGTTGTGTTATTTTTAGCAACGTGCCTTTTTTGGTTCGGCGTTTTCTGTGCGCATTTTTTCGATGATTGGTTTCTTCGTGTTTTCAATTTGTCATTCTCTGAACAAGTGTATGTAACGATTCATTCAACGGTGAAAATCATCACTGTTGCGTTATCATTCACCATTTCGATTGTTCTTTCGATTGTCGTTATTATCATCGGCTATGCTGTTATCCAAGAATTTTACTATCAATTGGTTGTTCGAAATATTCTTCGAATTTGGATGTATGGGTTGGTTCCTGATGGTGATGAAGAAACCAATCCGTATTTGCGGAAAGAGAGGCAAGAGAAAGAAAACATCAATCAGTCAAAAATGAATCGTGAGATTGAGGCGGGAATCGATCAAGGGTTTCGTTATCCCGGTCAATCGCGGACTCCACCGGGGTTCCCTAATGTTTATCGTGACAATGGAGTGAATCAGGCTAATGGCGACGACAGGCAGGCGGACGAAAAAGCAGTGGAAAAACGATCAAGAAGCGAAGATCGAGGAACGGAAGGAAAAGAAAATCGAAGCGAAAGAAAAGAGGAAGAAAAAACGCCACAATCGGAAATTCGGGGTGGTGAACAAGTCAACAACGAATCTTCCGATTGACCTGTCAGCGACGAAAAAATATAATCGAAATTCGCCGTGTCCGTTTCATGGCGGTACAAAGCTGAAAAATTGTAATAAAGGTCGTTGCCTTGAAAAGCTGAAAAGCGTTCGGCATCGCGCCTCAGTTGGGGGTTGATATGGCGACTGAAAGAGCGCTGAATGAAAGATCGATTGAGAACGTTATCGGTGGACAAACGGTAACGGTCAAAACGATTCAAACACGTCACAAACTAGCGTTTATCGGCATTGAAAATTACACCGATGGCGATATTACCGTCAGCTACGAAGAATCCGCTGATGGTCAAACATGGACGGGCGTATCCGGTGATGTTGGCGCTACGATGACGATTATTCCCCATGTTCTCAATTCACAAGGCGTTCGCTGGCAACAAGAGTATCTTCGTGTCCGCGTACAAGCGACGGAATCGGGAACAATCGGTATTGAAGACACGAAATCGATTGAAGCGTTTGACTCTCATCCAACCGTGGTTTAATGGACAACATCGGTCAATTTAATCCCGCCGCCGCGCCGGAATCAATCTCAAAAAAGAGTATTGAGGAAGATTTCTTTGCGGGCGGCGATCCATCGGAAAACGCTCAGGATGGTAAAACAAGTCATCCTTTACAGGGTTCGCCGAGTCAATCCATACCACAACAATCACAACCATCACCGAAACAAGAATCGAACATTTTCGCAGCGCTCGGCGGTCAATCGCCGTCTGCAAAAATCAATCTACTCGATGAATCCGTAGAATCGGATTTCGTTAGACTTCTTTTGCGGACGGGCGATAAAAAACTCATTGAATCATTTTGTCGTTGCCGTACAGAATTTCTTTCGTCAATGCAAACTACCGCTTATAAGTTGTCGCGCAATGGCAATTGACACGTTTCACGTCACGAACAAATCTGATCCTCTTGACAACTTCGATGTTGATTTCAAGCAACTCTATACACCGTCATATTTCTACAACATCATCTCCAATTACAACTTTGATTCTGATGAACTTGAGCGTTATGTGAGGAAGCGGTTTAGCTTTTTCATAAACGCCAATTTTATAAGACTCGAAAAAATCGACGAGCAAAGCTAATTTTGTTTTTCCTTTTGTCAATGTCGGTAGTAAAATAAAATTGTGTAGTTACTACTAACATTGACAAAAGGAAACATATTATGAAAAGAACACAATCATTAGGTCGGTCTGTCAGTACGGAAGTCGCGTTTTGGTTAACAGGGTTTTTGTTCCTGTTATCGTTTACCGGATGCGGCGATCAAACAGAAACTACGAACCAACAACAAAACCAGAATTCAGACATTGCTACGCTTTTTAATCGTGTTTATGGCGATGGCGGGTTGCTCGATGCGGAACCACTTTGGGATGATGTTTTCGGGAAAGTCGATCCGCGAAAAGAAAAGTGGCTGAAAAAGCGAAAAGAGTTGAACGATCTTGTTAACAAAAACTACAGTGGTTTGATGCGGTATGCGGTCAATAACATGGTGGGAACGTCAAAAACCTCGAAACGGTGTTGCCGCGTTGTTTACGAAGAATTGAATAGCAATGCGTATAACGAAAATTCACAAGCGTTTGAAAAGAATGCGGAATCGATTTTCCGTGACGGTACGAGCGAACAGAAAATCAATGTGGTTAGCGCTATTGGACGGTTGCGGGCTACAGAATTGAAATCTCTTGTTCGTAAGTATTGGTTGCGCACAAGGGACAGGCATATCCGCGATTATTTTCAAGATGCGCTTGATGATTTGAACGGTTAGGCTATGCTATAGACAACGCTTTTCCAGCGTTGTCAATTAATCCGTGTGTGTGGGGATGTAGCTTGTAGCTGCGTCCCTTTTTTATTTGTGTGTACGAATGGAAAGAGGGCATAGCTTTCGCTATACCCTTTGTTGATGTGGACTGATCGTGACTGGGAAAC